AACCAGTTGCCTTACATGCTTGATGCTGAGGGCAATGCGTATGTGACCGTTACCGTGAAGATTATGCCGGAGAAAAGTTCTGAATCAATCACGGCATTGGAATCAGCAACAGAGATTATGCCGGTGCTTAACCACGCTAACCGGCCTATCAAGAACCCTAACAGCTTTGAGGTGAATGCCTCATTGCAACGCTGCATGGTTAAGGCCATCGCTGCACTAGGGCTTGGCTGTTACATCTATGCCGGTGAAGATATGCCTATGGAGTCACCATCAGCAATGGTACAGGCTCCTAATATCAAAACCGACATGAAGCAGCCCACAAAGATTGCGTCACCTCTCACTATAGAGCAGGAGATTGCATTAGCTCCCGATTTGGAAACTTTAAAAAGAATTTACAATCGGAAGTTGTCTCAAGAATGGACGTATGAGCAGCGTCAACTTTTCACAAACAGAAGGAAGGAATTAGAAGCCAATGGCTGAGTACGACAACAACCTGCGGGGCGTTTTGTTCCCGAATGACAAGGGCGACAATCCAAAGCGTCCAGATATGACTGGTAGCCTTGAGATTGATGGTACTAAGTACCGTGTATCAGCTTGGAACAAGACAAGCCAAAAGGGGACAGAGTTCTTGTCCTTTGTGGTTGAAGAGGATGACGGCACTCGTAAAGCCGCGCCAGTACAAGCGCAAGCAGTGCAGTCTAACGGTGGAATGGATGACGAAATTCCATTCTAAATAGCAACAGGGTGGTCTCATTTATGGATTGTGAGGCCACCCAATTCCAAGAATGGACACAGCGATATGTGGCCACCAAGAAAGAAGAAAAGCAAGTACGCTCATGTGAAGGCCGAACCTAAGATTGATAATTGTAGCCTATGCGAGAGGGACTTTGATTGGAACGTAACGCCAGGAATAATCAACGGCGCAGGAAAGGTATTTTGTGGACATGACTGTTTTAAGCAAAACATTGAAAGGGTACTTCGACACGATGTTGGGTACGAGTTTGACCAGCTATAAAGTTTCGAGGCAAGAAGGATTTGCCAAGGTTGAAAAGATAATCTTTGCAACGTCAAAGGTTACTGGAGTCTCAATAAGTGACATTATGTCTCGCAGAAGAGACCCAAAGCTTGTTCAAGCTAGACACATCGTAATGTTTCTGGCACATGAACTAACCACCTTGTCATATGTGTCTATAGGCAAGGCTATGGACAGAGACCACACCAGCATCATGTACGCTATTAAGAAGATGAACAACCGTGGCCGTGGCAAGTCAAAGGTCAATACTGACATGGTTAAAATTAAGCAGTTGCTAGCCAATGGCTGATTTAGTTAATCAACCACCGCACTACAGGGCTGGAGATGTAGAGTGCATCGAAGCAATTGAGGCTGCGCTGGGTGACGGTTACAAGTATTATCTCCAAGGCTGTATCATCAAGTATATCTGGCGTTATGAGCATAAGGGTAATCCAGAGCAGGATTTGCGTAAAGCTGACTGGTACTTGGAACGCCTCATAGACATAGCCGCCGCTAATGAAAAATAAACACATTGCGTCAACCAGACTAAGCAATAGTACCGCTGGTCTGGTTGCTGAATACATAGCTGCCGCCTCTATCTTGCAGCGCGGCTGGGGTGTGGCTTTGGCCAGTCAGGATTCTGTTGACTTAGTTGCTTGGAACAGGGAAACCGGACAAAGGTTTCTGGTGCAGGTAAAGTCTTGCCAGTTTAGTAGGGGCAACAAGTACAGATTGGAATTTAACCTGACAATTGGTGGCGATAAACGCTTACCAAAAAGGTCAGACTTTGACATAATGGCTCTGGTGTCAGTTGAGCAGAGAACTGTCTGGTTTCTTCCGGTCACATCAATAACAATCAAGCGTATGAATCGAAAGCCGGAGTTCTTTGAGAACCCTGATATAGAAGAAGATTCATGGCAAAAAACAATCGAGGAGTTACAGAATGAACTTACCTAATCGCCGCCCTTGCGTAACAACAGAAATCGGTGCAGGACTTGCAGTCACTGTAAGTTTCCACCCACAGACAGGCGAGGCTTGTGAAGTGTTTATGACAGGCCGTGGCAAGGCCAGCGAGAACGTACTGACAGATGCTTTGTATGAACTAGGTGTAACCGCGTCAAAGCTTATGCAAGGTGAGTTTGAAGAAGTAGCATGAACCTAGATAAACTTAGAGAAGAACTTATTGCTGATGAGGGCTGTAAGTACAAAATATATAAAGACCATCTAGGTCTTGAAACGCTCGGCATCGGCCACCTCATAACTCAAGAAGACCCTGAGTTTGGCCAGCCAGTTGGCACACCTGTAAGCGAACAGCGTGTGCATCAGGCGTTCAATCTGGACATACTGGTCACGGTAGAGGACTGTCGGCGGCTGTATCCAGAATGGGACACACTGCCAGAAGAGGTACAGCGCATCGTGGCTAACATGATGTTCAACCTCGGCTATCCAAGGCTGTCAAAGTTTGTCGGCATGTGGAAGGCGGTTCGCTCTGGCGAATGGCAAAAAGCAGCAGATGAAATGGTTGACTCAAAGTGGTATTATCAAGTCCCTAACAGAGCCGAAAGGCTTGTCAAAAGGATGAGGTCAATACCCGATGAGCAAGGCGATACTGGAATATAAAATCATCCCACGAGGAATGATGCTGGCATTTACGGCAATGGCCTGGAACGTATGCGACTGGTTTATGTCGCTTGGCGTATCAGCAACAACCCAGCAAACAGCATTTGTAAGCACCATAGTCGGCGCGGCTACTGGTGCTTTTGCTGTCTGGATGGCTAATGAAAGTAAGTAATGGAAAACAGAACCGAATCACTTTGGATGTACATAGCAAGGATTATGTCAGATGATTGAAGCACTCATAGCACCAGTCACCGGCCTGCTTGATAAGTTTGTCGAGGACAAAGACCAGAAGAATAAACTGGCTCACGAACTGGCTACAATGGCCGACAGACACGCTCAAGAACTTGCCAAGGGTCAACTAGAGATAAATAAGGCAGAAGCCTCTCACCGCAGTATTTTCGTGGCGGGATGGCGTCCTTTCGTTGGATGGACATGCGGTGTTGCATTGGCTTGGCATTTTGTCCTTGCACCGTTCATTATCTTCGGCAGTGCCTATGCAGGTGTACCGTTGCCAGAGCTACCACAGTTCGACATGAGTAGCCTGCTGACAGTGCTGATGGGTATGCTCGGTCTTGGCGGTCTCAGAAGCTTCGAGAAGGTCAAAGGGCTTACTAAGTAATGGAAGACCATCAGAACGAACGCAGTCACTGCCCACGCTGCGGTAACAGGCTTAGAACGGTATATGTACACGGACACACGCAATGCTTTGAGTGTGACCAAGTGATAGACGATTGCTGTCAGGGAGAGACCTGCTATGATAACCAAGTCCAGAAGAAATAAATGGAAGCCAAAAAATCGCAAGCTGGATAGTGGCGATAACTACAACACCTACACCAGAGCATTCTTTGGACGGCAAAAGTTTGGCGCTGCATCAGCAGTACGCTCTATAAGCATAGAAGATTACCTAAAGGAAAAGCAGAAACAGTAAAGCCGGAATGGCGAGGGATAACCATTCCGGCTTGAGCGCAATGGAGATGCGCTGATTGCTAACAGTGTGGTGTGTCACATCTGATTAGCTTCTCTTCTTTCTACAAAAGAAAGTGCCGCATTGCAAGTAAGGAAATGCGCCACCTGTATTAATTTTGTGCCGCTGAACATCTGAACGATGAACCCGCCGGACTTTGGTTTTTGTTTGACTTTATATCTATAGCTAACAGGCATAGTCACCTCGTTGTCTGTTTCTAAAAAGCTGCCGTAACAAATAAAAACATAAACAGGGCTATTATAACAAGGACTATTGCGCTTACAACGCCAAGTGTCTTCAGTGTATCCATCATCTCATCATGTGCTTTCTGAGCTTCACGCCGCGCCTTAGCCCTAGCTTCTTTGGCTTCTTGAATACGCTTCTGCCGTTCCGCTAAAATACTAGCCCATGTTCCGCTGCCAAATCGAAAGTCAATCATTCTGGCAACCTCAGCCATATGCTCGGCAGCAAGCTTGGCGTCAATCATTTCCTTGGCTACGGACTGAACACCGAACTGGTCTGATAGACTGACACCAGATTTCTTGTTGCTGGCCTCTTGCACCTGCTTATGACCGGCGAACAAGCTGTCTATCTGACCGGCAATCTCGCCAATGTCCTTAGCCGTATTGATATGAGTCTTGATGAAGTCAACGCTGGACTTTACCAGGGCAATACCAGCAAGGGCTGTAGAGATTGGTTCCATTATGACAACGTACCCTTCTTCAACAAGTCACAACGCCACTTAATCGGCATCAGATTAGCTATCTCGCCAACCGCCCTAGACATTTCCATAGCGCGGTTGCGGCACTCTCTCTCGGTGTACGAGGGGTCACGGATAACGTGAAACTCAACGCAGTCAGTTGGTGCGCCAATGACACAAGCCAATATGACTGCCTTGAACAATAGGTGCCTCGGC